TCTCCAATGTAAAATATTACAATGTCATCATCTTGGTGTTCTATTTCAATCATAAGCTTTTGATGTATTTCTTGGCCTGCTGCTTCATGTAATCAGTATCTAGCCATTCAAGCAGCTCTATTGTGTTAAACGTCATGGTAAAATCTTTACCGTATTCATCTTTTCCGCAGAGGAATGTTTCATTGTCTGCTGTTGACATAAAGGTATTAATGTCATGTAATCGTTTTCTTATTTCTATTTTCTTGCTCATTATCCAAAAATTAAAAGTGTGTAATAAAACATAACTATTAAACTGCATACGCATAAAGCGCCTAAAATTGTATCCTTCATTATTTAAGTGTATTAAGTTGTTTAGTAAATCGTTCGTTTAATCTGTCTATGCACATTTCCCATATTTCTATGTTATGCGTGTTTTTGTTGCGTATAGAATCAAATTCTAATCCTGAGCCAAAGTGATTTGACCATACTGCTTCGTTTACCCTTTCATAAAAGACAAATTTTGCCTCTTCAATCTCTAATAAAAGCTTTAATTTTTCTGTTCTATTCATTTTTTAAGTGTTAAAAAGGCGCATTGCTGCGCCTGTTGGTTTTATAATTGTTTATTAAATTAAAAAAGTTAAAGCGTGATATATTATAGAGTTGGTCACTTGGTATCCTTCGCTATCCATAGCGCTAACTAAATCTCCATTTCTTAAGGTTAGCGTGTAAGTTTTGTTTTTGTATATTCTCTTAATTGTTTTCATTTTGTGTTTTTTAAAGCGTTATTAATTAATTTGTCTTACAAATATATAACAATTATTTCAATTATGAACAATTTACAAAAGAAATTAACAATTTTATTTAAAAAAGATGCGTAAGCCTTGCTATTTGGCCGTTTTGATAATGGTGTATAAAGCCTTCAACAGCCTGAGGAGCGTGCTGAAATCCTTTCCTGTGATGCCATGAGTCCGTCGCTGATGGGGATCGCAAGCTTTCGACAGTTACGCCTGCGTAGTCTTTTGACGATTTGTGATGAACATGATGGGTGTAAACGTATCTGTGTTTTGTTTTACTCCATTCAATAGGAAATTCCTGAGCCATTAACAAAGGCAAATCTGCCTGCTTAGCGCCATCGCCATGAGTCGTGCCTATGAGATTGTTTCCGTATCTGTAGCCTTTACGATGAGCTATAGAGCAATCAAATGTGATATTTTTATTGTTTTGGAAATAGGTTTGTATAACGTCTGCCAAAAAAAAGCCTGACATCATATCGTGATTACTAGGATTAAAAGTAAAATGCACATCTGCGACTGCAATTAACTGCAACAAAATATCTACATAGAGCTGTTTAGCTATTAAGAAATTACTGTACCACATTCCTGATGTGTCCTGATTTGTGCCGCTTGTAGTTGTATTCTTTGGCGTATCTATGTGCAGAATATCGTTACCACCGATAAATAAAATCTTATCTATAGGAAAACCTTGCGCTTTGTTTAAAATGCCTTGTACGCCCTCCTTAACCCTCTTTACAGCTATTTGGTTGTTATATGTTTCTCCTGTTTCAAATGAATCTGCTAATTTGCCTATGTGAATATCTGCAGGATCCAGGACTAGCAAATGTTCCTTTTTTCCTAGCTTTCTTTTTATCTCAGGATATACAGGCGCAAATTGTTTTAAATCTTTTATAAGTTGTTTACTAAGTTCCTCTAGCTGCTTCTGTGATTCGTCTTTATGTAATGGGTTTTTAAAGAATAGACTAGCATCTTTTGTTTTAAGCCATCCATGTTTGACGCTTTCAACATCTACGCCTGCCTGCTCGGCTGCTGCCTTAACGCCTCTGTATTGGAATATTAATTGCTGCTCATCAACTGTTAACCTGTATCTTTTATTCATAAGAATTTATTTACAATCCTTCCTGCAATATACATCAAAAAGCCTAGCGCACAAACTCCGATAATTAACCAAAAATAATTAGGTTGCTTCTGCGCTTTAGCTCTCTGTACTTCGACTCTTGTCTCTAGCCTTACAGTATCTCTGTGTATCTTGTATTCTATTCGTGTTTCTAATCTTGTTTTAGGCACAAAAACATTCTCGTAATGTACTATCGTATCTTTGCTAGAAAAGTATTTTTCGTAAACTATTGTGTCATGAACAACAATAGGAATTGAATCAATAGTTGCTATTCTAATCGTATCGCTTGAAATAAGAGGTTCTAAGCCCTTTTTAAGCGCCTTCCTATAGTGATAGTTCGCAGAGCAACTAAATAGCGTTAAAACGCAAATAAGACTATAAATTCGCATACTCTAGCTTTGCATTGAATGATGGGCAGGCTTTATTGGCGAAGTCTCTGTGGCCAAAAATCTGCATATCTGCGTTGTATTTATAAATCAATTCAATCATTAGTTTTATTAAAGAATCCTTTTGCGCTGTTGTTCGTGTATCCTTTGCTTTGCTCATGTCTTTAGTCATGCCTCCCACGTATGCGATTCCTATAGAATCCTGATTCTGCCCGGATGTATGAGCGCCTGGCTTCTTTATGCTGCGACCTCGCTCTATTGTTCCATCAATATGTATCAGGAAATGGTAGCCTATTGTATTGAATCCTCTAGCCTTATGCCATCTAGTAATGTCAGCTACGTCATGTTCTCTGCCCTCAGGCGTCGCTGTGCAATGGATGACGATTTTATTTATCTTTCGCATTTATGTCTTTAAAGTCTTGAGTAACTTCTTTAGCTCTTGCAAATAGGTTCTTTAATGAATCCCAAATGTCGATGCCTTTGACCGCTTTTATATTTTCGTTCAAAGAAATGACCTCAATACTTACTAAAACTAAAGCAAGTATTTTTGTTATTAGCAGCTCTACGCTAAAAAATGTTAACACTATGTCGTTGATAATGTAGTAATCAATCAAATAAAATAGCATTACGGTAACCTCATAAAGCAGGATCTTAGAAATTACTGCGCTGAGCTTTCTAGAAGTTATTGGCGTTCCTAATTTTTTAGATTTCCAAACGCCTGTGATAGTGTCAACAATTACAGAAACACCGATAAGAATAAGTATGCCGCTTATAGGCATAAAAAAAGATGAAATAATAGCAAGCAGCTGCATAGAGTAAGCCTTTAGTTTTAGTTGTAATATTAATAACTGCGTTTTCATTGTTCAAGTTGTTCTGTAAGTTGGTATGTTAGGTAAATTGCAAGAAAGCAACCAATAGCCTTTACGTGAAAAGTATTATCGTAGACCATTCCGAAAGCTGCAATGTAGCCAAACACAAAATATAATATTGCTAAAACTTTCGTATGCATTATTCTACAGGCATTGGTTCAGACCATTCTGATGAAGCCATAAGCACTAAAGCTTCTTCGTGCGTTAAAGTTTGTAAAGGTACAACCGTACCGTCAGTTATAAAAGTAGGTTCTGTATTCCACTTTAAAACAAACTGTGTTTCGTCTAAACTTTTACGTATCGTGTTTTCGTCAGTTTCGCCTACTTGGCTGAAGTCGATGTTTGATAAATCTGCAATGTTTATTATTGCGTAAGTGTCTGCTATTCTTGTACTCATTTTTTTATTCGTTTTTATGTTGGCACATCTGTGCTAAAAGTTGTAAAGTTTGTCATTGTTCCGTTATTACTTGCTGAACCATTATCTGTCAATGTTGGCGCCGTATCACCGTCTCCGCATCTCCACCAACTTAATGGCGATAGACTTGATATGTCGTTAGGCACACCACCATTATATATAGTAGTTACATCACTTGCAGAAAGTTGTGTGGTAAATACTGCGCATTCGTCTGCGTTTCCATCAAGCAATGCAGTAGTATATTGTAGACTTCCTATTCTCACATCGTTTGTACCGCTTGATAAACTACTTGGGAAGGTGCCACTTGAACCAAACGAAATATTAACATTATCTATGTAAACTTTTAATTTTGTAGAATTTGTTGATTGACTACCGTCATAAGCTACTGCAATATGAAAATATTGACCTTGCGTTATTAAAGAGTTGTAATTTATTTGGGCAAAAGAAAGTGTGCCACCAACCTTAAATTGAATATACATTACACCGTTGCTAAAAGGCAAGATGTTAAAAAAGTTGTTATTGTCTATATGAACATCAAATAAGCCGTCTGTTGCAGGTTTTACATTCATTTTATACCAACCGCTAAAAGTAAATTGTGTAGCACCGCTAAAACTTGACATATTGCCAAAAGTTACAAAATCGTCAACACCATCTAATGCTATACTCTTTGTTGAAAATGGTATTGTTGGTACGTCTGTTGAGAATGTACTGAAATTAGTCATTGTTCCGTCATTACCTCCACTTCCATTATCTGTCAGAATCGGACTGACATCACCATCTCCACATCTATACCAATGAAGAGGAGAGTACGAAGCTAATGAAGTAGGTACGCCACTTCCGTAAATTGCGCTTAAATTTGCGCTTTGGTCACTATTCCAAAAGGCTATTTCGTCCAATCCTCCGCTAAAGCCAAATGTGTTTGTAATAACACGCCCAATACTATTATAAGTCAAAGTATTTGTATTAGACAAACCGCTTGTGCTACCATACGAAACGCCATTTCTAAAACATTTAATGTTATTACTACTATCTCTTACAAACAAAAGATGTTGCCAAATATTTAAAACAAGATTATTACTACCACCTTGTGCCGCTTCACTAATAATTAAACCTGTACCGCCTATCTTAAAATGTATTTGTCCTGCTTGGTCAAGTTTAATATTGTTAGGATTTACACCCCACTGACCTAAAACATATTGCGAACCATTAACACCAAACGCAGTTGGTTTCATCCAAAACGAAACAGTAAATTCTGCTGATGCTGTAAAATCACTACTTAATTGTACTCTGTCATCAACACCATCTAAAGCTATTGACTTCAAATTTTGAAAACTTGGCGTACTTGGCGTTCCTGTTATGTTAGTTTCACCGCTCCAGGATGCCGCCTCTATTTCTCCAAAGCCAAGCGTACTATTTTTAGCAGCTTGACCAAAGCCAAGCGTATTATTTACTGCTGCTTTTCCCCAATCTATTGTATTTGCCATTTTATTATGTTGTTATTTCACCGAATAAATACCAAGTATTCGTATCTGTTTTTAATAGTGTTGCTTGTGAATACTGCGCTGACAAGCTATCTTTTGCGCCTTCGCTTTTTAATGTTACACCGCTTACAGGTACTATTTGAACGCTTCCGCTATCGTTTTGTATTAGTTCTATCCGTGTTCCTATATCAAAAGCTACAGAAGTATTGTTAGGTATTCTTGCGATTACGCTTGTAGCATCTGCCAAAAACACAGTCTTATTCGCATCTACTAAACTAAAGTTGTAAGTGCTATTAGTTGTAAATATTAAGCTACTGTTTTTTAATTCTGCGCCTGTTATCTTTTTAGAAACATAACCACCTGCGCCATCATCTTCTGCAATAGCAAATTCGTCTGTTCCTTCTAGATTACTTGCCTTTGCTGTTAGTTGGCTTATCCGTATTTCTGCCATAATATTTATTTAAAAATGTTTCTAAACGCTTTACGTTTTTTTCCTTTGCTGTATATTTTCTTTTCATAAAACCCAACCTGCAAAGCCATTGTCTGTACTTGGATTTACGTCAGATCCTGTGTTGCTTGAATACTCAGGAAATAACGTGCTGTTATCGCATATATAGTCAATAAACCTCTGTTTGTAATATTCTGCTGTTTGCCTTTCTTGCTCTCTTAAAAAATCAACCTCTTCTTTACTTGCTGTTTCGCTGTTTTCGCTGCCATGTTTATAGATTCCTTTGTTGCCTATGGTATAAGCTCCGTAAGGCAAGTACATGACCATTGCGTAATGAATTAAACAAGGCTTAATATAATCTGTTAAAAGGCTTAAATAAGGATCTGCAAGCGTTCCTGCAACAATATCTGCTTGTATCTTTTCTAGCAAATCCGTTCCTGTCATATTTTGTATATGAATGTCCTGAGCCTGCGAAATATACTGAATGAATTTGTCAGTATCAATGTTGCCATTTGCTGATGTGAATTTGACTAGGTCAGCTCGTGAAATAAGTAATGCTTTTGCCATGTTTTTTAATTATTTATAACGCCCTTTGTCGCCTCTACTCCATTCTGTTTCTGCTGCTCTTTGCCTTCCTCTAGGCGTAGGCATATAGCTCTTAGGTATGCTTCCCACTTCCTCAGAGCTGCTTAAAGCTTTATCCTCATAGTATGAGCCATCTTTTTTCTTTTTAAGGCGATACAAACGCTCAGACCAATAATGTCCGCAGTTAACACCGCCCTTGAATTTGAATAAATCGTAACTCTGCCCTTTATGCCCTAGCTTTTTATTTACGCCTGCCCTAGATGCTTTGTCAATATCCTCTAATCTATAAACAACGCCTCTGTCTGTTCTAGCCATCATTTGTCTGCAAAAGTCTCTAGATTGCCCTGCGCCTCCTAAACCTTTTGTATAAACGTATCTAACCTTGTAAATTGATTTATCTAGCTGACTGCTTCTGCTAGGAAAAGACTTAATGACATCTGCTAACTTTTGAAGCTTGCTTTTTTTGTTGTCTATTTCCTCAATCCATTCATCTAAATTTCCGTTTTCATTTTTAAAAGCTCGCTCATCTACAAGCTCCCAATTTTCGTCAATTTCTTCACCTTCTAAATGATCCAGGATTTGCTCCCCTTCCTTATCTGAAAAATCTTTGTTTAATTCAACGCCTGTTTCCTCTTGTACTTGCTCCTCAGTAACAGCATTTTCTAAATCTACAAACTCCAAAGGCTTTAATGTTCTAAAGAATAGATTTAAACTGATTCCATTATAGGCTAGAATCTGCTCAAAAGCATCTAACAACATCTCCTGCATTGGCGCAATTATCATGTTTGAGAAAAGCGCAAAAGAGTCTTTCAATTCATCGGCATTTGACGAGAATCCGTTGCTGCTTGCAATTCCAAATAAAAGTGGACTAGTGACATTGTGAGAAAGCATAATTTTTCTTAAACATTCCTCGCTTAAAGTAGAGTATAAGTCAGGCGCATCATTGACAGGCATACTGTCGACTGTTGTCTTGCTCTCGCTGTTGTTATTGAATGCGACAATCAGCTTCTCGCCACTCATTCCTGTAAGTTGAGAAACCACTTTGTTTTTTATCATTATCTGCTGCTCCTCGCTTGGTATTCCATTGTTGAAATTGACCACAGACCGACCTGAGAAACCATTCTCAACCTCGTTAATTAGATACTCGCTTATATCCTCTTCTAAAACTGCGTAAGGAATACCGCCTGTATAATCAACTAAGGCGTAGTATTTTAAACCTACGCTGTAAGGCTTTACAAAAAATATTTCAATAGGATCATTTGAGCATCCGAAAGCGCTAATTCTTTTAGGTTCATATTTCTTTGTATCTGTCCAATCGTCGCTGTAATAGTAGCCTTCGATTTTTCCGTCTTCGTTGCACTTTTCAGCTCGCAATAATTGTACAGGTATATGATGCACCTGAGCAATCTTTTTTCTATCCTTAGTATAAATTACTTGCATTGCGCATTGACCTAGCAGTTTTATATCAGTACATAAATGCCTTACGCATTCCTTGCTCAATAGCGCCATCATGTGAGCGTACTGATTAGGCTTTTTGCTTGCATCTGTTGCTGATAGACCTCTGCCATATACTAAGCGGATAACGTTGTTTATAATAGCGTTATTTGTTGTGCTATTCGTGTATCTGTCGATTAGATACCCATAGTAGTTATTGTCATCTCCGTACTCAACCCAATTTTCGCGTTTTGATTCTTTGATTACAGGAGCTTCATAACCTGATAGCTCTAATATGTGAACGTTGTTACTCATACATTATAAATTCATTTGTGCTGACGTTTGAGATATACTCGCCATCATTTACGGAATAATTAATTACAGGCGTTTGGTCAGTTACAAAGATTCTATCTTTATGCACTACCGTTGAACCGTTTCTAATTTCCAAAGTATAAAAGGTATCTTTAATAAGGCTAAAATCTCCATTTACAAACGTTGCGTTTATGGTATCGTAATAATCGCCATTTAAGCTGCTTGTAATTGTTATCTCAGTTTCTACATTTGTAGATTCGCCTCTGATAAATAAACCATCGTAGGTTTGGCTTCTAGGTATGAAGCTAAAACTCTGCTCTGTCAATATAGGTTGTAGTATTATCATGCTGTATATATAACTGATTTTGGTATTATTTGTTTCTTATTGGATCCTGGGAACAAATCCGCTTCGCTAGTTGCTAATAAGAAGTTAGCAGGTAGTTCCTCTTGCGCTGTAAAGGTTAACGAGTATCCGTTGAAGTCTCCAAGTGCCGCTCCGCTAGAAATTTCTCCCGCAGAGACGTCAGCGCCTTGGTCTAAGCCCATTAAAAAGAATTGGTCTGTCATAGTCCTCACAATTATTCTTGGACGACCATACGCCAAAAGCTTCACATTCTTGTGAGTTACAACGTCTTGTCTCTTTAATGCTGCTACTAAAGTTTGTTCAAAGAAGGTTGTCCCA